AATTTGCAGGTTAATGCAAAAGCAGACTTTTGACAGAATTGATAAGATGGATCAAAGAATAAATAGAATAGAAAAGATTATCCTAGGCGGAATGTTTGCAATATTTATGGCTGTACTTTCCAACCATTTGTAGTATTAACTACTAATGAAGTTACTTAAAAAGTATCCTTACAAACATTACAATAGATTCTCAGACACCACAGGACGTAAATATTTAGTCGATAACATAAAAGTACCAAGTGTTACAACTATCCTAAGTGCTACCAAAGACAAAAGATTTTTAGATAATTGGAGACGTAAGGTTGGAGATGCTGAGGCGGATAGAATTATGCAACAAGCATCAGCGATTGGAACTGAGATGCACCAGGTACTTGAATATCATTTAACAGGACAAGGTTACTACAACGCTATGGAAGAAGGTACAAAACCTAGAATGATGGCCAAGACTATTTTAAATAATATAAAAATAGACGAGGTGTGGGGAAATGAAATAAGTTTAGAATATGAAAACAAATTTGCAGGTACTGCTGATTTATCTTGTGTTGCATACGGAAAACCGAGCATAGTAGACTGGAAGCAGTCTAATAAACCAAAACGAGAAGAATGGGTTGATGATTATAAATATCAACTAGGAGCTTATTATTTAGCTCACACAAAAAATTATGGGCCTATAGAACAAGGTGTAATATCTATATGTACAAGAGATCTTCAATACCAAGAATTCCGACTAAACGAGTCAGATTTAAAAGAATATGGAGATAAATTTTTAGAAAGAGTAGAGAAGTTTAATAAATTATCACAACAATAATTTATGATTTTTTTATTAAATGTATTACTAATTGCTTTGATTTATGGGTTTATTGTATTTTTATTAATGCTTTGGAATAATGAGGATGTATGATTAGGGATATATTTAACATAGAAGTAAAATAAAAATAATTATTAAAACCACTGTCTTTGAAACTCTTTTATTATGTTTACGATGTATAGGGTGTCCAAAAATAATCATAGCAACCAACTTTTAAGATCTTCTTCCCCTAAAGTTTTAGCAGCAATTTGACCTTTGCTGGTAAGAGATTTCATGATAGCTTCATCCAATGTATTTTTGGCAACAATATCAATATAAACAACAGTGCCTTTTTGCCCAATTCTATGAGCACGGTCTTCTGATTGCATTCTTACTTCCAAATTATAATTATTAGAATAATAGATTACTGTATTGCAGGCCGTCAAAGTTAAACCAAAGCCTCCTGTGGTTGGGTTAGCAACTAAAAATTTAGTTTTATCATCTTCTTGAATTCTTTTTACTGCAGCTTGTCTATCTTCAACATTAACATCTCCATAAATACTAACTGTTGATTCTGGTCCATACTTTGAAACCAAGAAATCTTTTATCTCATGTATATTGTATAAATAGTTTGCCCAAATAATTATCTTACCATCTGTTTCTTGTATGATTTCATCTAAAGTATTTAATTTTGATTTATGTAATTGAAGTATTTGGCCATCGTCATCTTTTGTAAAACCATTACACACCTGGTGAAGTTTAATAATTTCAGTTAGTTTATTAGAAAATGATATAGTCGAATCTTCTACAATAGCTAATGCAGAGGTTCTAAGTTTTTCGTAAATCTTTTTAGCTTCACCATCTAATTCTATAACCCTTTTAACCCTAACTTTTGGTTTAAGATCTAAACATTCATCTTTTCTTATTCTTGTTGAGAATTGTTTAAGTTTAGTTTCAAGTTCTTCTAGTTTTTTATAGTATTTAGGCACACTAATAAACCTTCCAGAGCCTACAGGTATGTCTGTCATCTCTGCATATCTATTTCTAAATGCAAGGTAACTTGCAAAACCTAATAGTTCTGGACTTAAAAACTGACATTGTGTATATAAATCCAATGGAGATTTTGTTATTGGGGATCCTGTTAATATACGCTTTATATGGGATAGCTTTGATAATCCTAAAATGTTTTTTGTTCTTTTTGCTGATCGGTTTTTTATTGTGGTTGATTCATCCAGTGTTACAAAATTTAATTTATTTTTTTTAAGATATTCTACACACGCATTAAAACCTCTTTTTGTTGACAAGGCTTCAACATTAATTAAAAATATTTTAAGGTCTTTAAATTGTTCAACAGCATAATAATCTTTGGGTTTGTCTATATTCCATTTGTAGATTTTATATTTTAATACATCTGGCATATGAGTTTGTATTTCTGATTCCCAGTTGGTATAAACTGATTTAGGTGCAATAATTAAAGCAGAGTCAACCCGTCTTTTAAAAAACAAATAAGCTAAATTATCTATAGTTACTTTTGTTTTTCCTGTACCCATTTCCATAAAATAAGCCCACTGCGTTTTTCCAGCAGAAGTTTCAAGAGCATTACGTTGGTGCTCATACGGCTTGGTCTTATAGGGGTATTTCCACATCTTGAAAACTTTTTATATTTTTTTCTTGCAAAGATCAAATGAATAATTTAAGAACCCCAACAGGAGGAAAATATGGAAAAGTTCGACATAGAAAAAATGTCTAATATAGACATAAGTCAAGACAGTGTGAAATCTATTACTGATAAATGCAATCATTTAAAGGATTTACACAAACAAATCGAAAATAAAGAAGAAGAATTATCTCTTTTAAAACACAAAGCTAGAGATTTAGAAGAGAGAAAAATTCCAGAGATGATGCAGGAATCTGGTGTATCTTTGCTGAAATTGTCTGATGGTTCTACCGTAGAGGTAAAGCCATTTTACGCAGCAAAAATTCCTGAGTCACGGGTTGAAGAGGCCTTCAGTTGGTTGAGAGGTAAAGGGTTCGAAGATATTATCAAGAACACTGTTACTGCATCTTTCAATAGAGGACAAGACAACCAAGTCTCTGAATTGATAAAAGTCTGTGAGGAACATGGATTCAACTATAATAAAAAAGAAAAAGTTGAGCCCATGACACTTAAAGCTTTTGTTAAAGAACAGGTTGAAGGCGGAAAAGAACTGCCTTTTGATTTGTTCGGTGTATACATCGCAACGAAAACTAAAATAACTAACAAATAATAGGAAATACTATGAAAATAAAAGACGGACAATCGAACGAAGTAGCGGTTAAGAAAAAAGCAGGTGCTATGGCCAATGTAGACATTGAGTCATTTGCAGATGCAGGATTTGATAATGTAGATTCAAAGAGTTTAGCATTACCATTTCTTAAAGTTTTAGGTCAATTATCACCACAAGTAACACAAGGTGATAGTCAGTTTAATCCAAACGCTAGACCTGGAATGATCTACAACACAGTCACTGATGAACTTTACAATGGTGCGGATGGAATAACAGTTATTCCTTGTTACTATAAGTTAGAGTACATCGAATGGAGAGACAGAGAAAAAGGTGCAGTTGCTCCTGTTAATGTCTATTCATCTGATTCGGATATCATGAGTAAAACTACCAGAGGTGACGATGGTAAGGATAGACTCGAAAACGGTAATTATATTGAGGAAACTGCTTCTCACTACGTAACAGTAGTAGAGGAAGAAAAATCTTCTACAGCTATGATTACTATGAAATCTACTCAAAGAAAGAAATCCAAAAAATGGAATTCAATGATGATGTCTTTGAGACAGAAGAAAAAAGATGGTAAAGGTTTTTTCAGACCTGCACCATTTACTCAACAATACTCTCTTAAAACTGTTCTAGAGAAGAACAATTTAGGTTCATGGTATGGTTGGGAGATCGAGCATATCGGTACTGTGCCTAGCGAAGACACAATCAAAAGCGCCTACGAATTTTACGAGTCGTGTAAAAAAGGTTCTGTCAGAGTTAATCACGGAAAAGAAGAACAAGTAGAAAAAACACCATTCTAGTATGCAGATACTTGACAACACCCTGGAGGAGTTTGTAGAACTCTTCCAGGGTTCTACTACATATTTTGGTGCTTCAAAACCATTAGGACAAACAAGAGGTCGTGATGGTAAGCAAGAATTTAAACATTGGGTTGAACCAAAACCAATGACCAGAGAACACTGGTTACAACATTTAAAAGGAGAAGCGTACTATGGATCAGTTCCCATTAGAGATGATAATACATGCAATTGGGGGGTCATCGATGTTGATCGTTATAATATACAACATAAGGAAATTATATCGATTATACGGAAAAGGAAATACCCACTCATCCCGTTCAGATCAAAATCCAACGGACTCCATTTAGTTTTATTTATTGATGGTGTCATTGCTGCATCATCTATGCGAAAAAAATTAATTGAACTTGCTTCTGATCTTGGTGTTAATGATTCAACAACTGATATTTATCCTGCACAGGATGAAGTTGATTTAACACCAGAGGATTGGAATAAAAAAAGAAAAGGTAATTTTGTAAACCTTCCATATCAAAAAGCACACATGACAACTCGTGTTGCAATGGACAACGAAGGTAACTCTATAAAATTAGAAAACCTATATAAGTTTGTATGTGATTATAGATTAACTCCTGCTGAGTTTAAGAAGCTTAAAATATTTCAAGACGATGAAACAAAAGATTACCCACCTTGTGTTGTAAACTTTATGAAAAACAAAGTTCAAAAAGGTGAAGGCCGTAATGATGCAATGTTTAATGTTGCAGTGTTAGCAAAAAAAATAAATCCAGATCCTGTCATGTACGAAGATTGGACAAGAAACTTAATGACTAAGGTTTGCTCTGAACCTTTACATCCTCAAGAATTAAATAATATTTTTAAAGGCGTAGAAAATAAAGAATACGCGTACAAATGTAAAACTTCTATTGCAAGAATGCATTGTTCATCAAGCACATGTCTAAGACGTAAGCATGGTATTGGAACTAATGAAGCTTTGCCTGAGGTAGGTAAGTTATTAAAAGTTAATTCTTATCCTGAACCTTATTGGATTTTACCTATTCAAGGTAAATCAATTAGACTAAGTACAAAACAATTATACCAACAGCAGCTGTTGGGCGAACAATTACTTAACTACGATATTGTTTGGAGATCTTTGAAACCAAGTAAAAGAGATCCAGATCCATACAGAGATTGGTTAGATGAGTTGATATCTAACAAACAAGACATGGAAGGATTTAATGCAGGCGAAGAGCAAGAAGATGTATTTAATTCTAGAATGACTAAGTTTATTGAAGATATAGAAGATACAACAGAATTTGATCAAATTGATTCTGGTAATATTTGGAAAGATGAGTCAGAAATGAGATTTAAGCTAGAGACGTTTAGATCTTTTATGAAAAAAATGGGGTACAATTGGAATGAAAAAGAATGTACTAGATTTTTAGAACAAGGTAAGGCACTTCCTAAAGCTAAGTTTAAAGGTATTCAAACTAGACATTGGGTCGTTACATTACCAAAACAAATGGAACATAAAAATAAAGATGTCAAATTTACTAAAGCAAAAGCTGCGTGGGAAGACAATTAAAATATTTGGCCCACCTGGTACAGGTAAAACAGAAAACCTACTTAAAAGAGTTAAGAGGTACCTTGAGAAAGGTTACTCTCCAGACGAAATTTGTTATGTATCATTTACTAATAAAGCTGTGGACGAATGTGTTGCAAGGGTTAGACAAAAGTTTAAAGGTTATGACGAAGATGCTTTCTCATATTTTAGAACATTACATTCTTTGGCCAGACAACAGTTTGCTGAAATTCCCGTACTAGATCCAAAGGCAGACCTGCTGATGTTTCATACACAGTATGGAACTGTCAAGGTAGGTTACAAAGATACTTGGGATGATCAAAAGGTTTACAACAATTGGTCCTTACAAATATATGACAGAGCAAGAAACATGAAAGTTGATCCTGTGTGGCTATACAAACAACAATCCAGAAAGTCTGTAAGACTACAACAATTTAAATCTATTATTGCCGGTTACGAAAAATTTAAAACAATGGAGATGGAAAATGGAACTAGAACATCGGATAGATTAGATTTTACTGACATGGTACAAAAGTTTATTGATGATGGTTTGGTAGTGCCTTTTAAAGTTTTAATGGTAGATGAAGCTCAGGATCTAACACCTTTACAGTGGGATATGGTAGTTAAAATAGCTCGTGCAGTAGAGCGAGTTTATATTGCAGGTGATGATGACCAAGCTATTTATGAATGGAATGGTGCTGATGTTGACCTATTTCAAACGTTTCCTGGTAAAACTTTAGTGTTAAAAAAGTCAGTTAGATTAAATAAAAACATACATTTTTTTTCGAAATGTTTATTAAATAGTATGGGTGATAAAAGAATTCAGAAAGAATTTCACTCCAATGGTAAAGAAGGTCATGTGTACAGATGGGGTGGTCTTAAAAAAGTACCTTGGGATATGGATGGAAACTGGATGGTATTAGCTAGAATTAATGATGTTAAAAGAGAACTCCAACAGGAGGCAAGGAACCTAGGTTTATATTACCAAGATCAAAAGAATAATAAATCATTTGATCCTAATCAATTTTCAGCAATTAATTATTGGGAAAAGATTTGTGAGGGAGGCAGCATTACAAGAGAAGAAGCAGTAACCATGTATGAGTTTTTGTTAAATATAGATCACGGATACCGGTCAACGGACAGTAAAAAGTGGAGTTTTGCACATCCAAATCAAGTCTTTACATTTGACGAATTACATTTAAGGTGTGGTATGCGTGATGAAAAAGGTGCATGGAACCAAGTGTTTAAGAGAAAATTCAAGGATAAAGATAAGCAATATTTTCAAAAACTTATGAGTGAAGGTGTAGATCTTAATCAACCACCAAAAATAATTATAGATACAATACACCAAGTCAAAGGAGGTGAAGCAGACAATGTTGTCCTGGCGAGCAAATGTAACTTCCCATCACATTTCGATAAAAAAAATTTAGCAGATAAGGTAAAAGAACTTAGAGTCTGGTACACAGGTGCAACAAGATCTAAAGGCACACTCCATCTGTTGGGTACTTACCATCAATATAACTTTCCATTAGGAAAATACTATAAACAATATGAGGCTAACTATGTCAGATAAATCTATGTTCGATGAGGCTTTTCCTCAAGACAAACAAATAGGCGGGAGTCACTACAAAAATTTTCCCATTCAACCCTATGAATTTATTTCAAAAAATAATTTATCCTTTTTTCAAGGATGTGTTGTAAAATATGTTTGTCGTTACTTAAATAAAGCGGGGATACAAGACTTAGAAAAAATAATTCATTATTGTCAATTAGAAATTAAGACAATGAAAGATATTAAAAAAAGAAAATGAAATTAATTTTATTATTTTTATTAACAGCAGGTTGTGCAAAAGATTATAGTTTTAATCCTTATAGTACAGTGCTACAGCAATTAATTAAAAGTGAACATTTAAATGAAGAGAAAAAGAAAAAATAAATTAATTATGTGTGAACGTTGTGATGAAGTAGTTGCAGTGATTGTTTACGAATATAATTATTACTGTGCAGATTGTGCTTTGTTTGAAATGAACATACCTCATAAAAAAGCTATATCAATTGAAGATGCAAATTTTAGTAGATTAAAACAATGACTCATCAATTAAATTTTATATACAACGATAGTGATTGGATTTGTCCTGCAGAGTATCCAGATTTATCTCAAGCAAAAGAGATTGCAATTGACTTAGAAACTAAAGATCCAAACATTAAAACTAAAGGACCAGGATGGGCAACATTTGATGGACACATCGTTGGTTTTGCAGTGGCTGCATTAGGCCAACAGTGGTATTTTCCAATTGCTCATGATGCGGGAGGTAATATGGATTCTGCAATGACTACAGCCTTCATGCAAGATATTTTAAAATTACCAGCAACTAAAATTTTTCATAATGCAAGTTATGATGTTGGTTGGTTATTGGTTAATGGATTTGAAATAAGAGGTAAAATTATAGATACTATGATTGCAGCCGCAGTGGTTAATGAAAATAGATTTAGTTTTAGTTT